GTAGTAACTCCTAACGGATATAAGGCAGGAGAATTGTATGCAGTTATTCCTAGTAATGGAGATGCAGATATGGATGTTACTAGAGCAACTGCTGCTACAAGAGTAGATGAAGATGGTTTAGTAAATTATGCTGAGATTATAGGGAGTGAAGAAGTTACTAATGGAGATTTTACTCAATTACCTTTAGGCACAGGTTGGGATGCTTATACCTCAGGTTCATCTACAGTAGCATTTACTGAAGGTGCTATATTAAGTATAGATGGTAGTAATAGTAATGTTGGAGTATATCAACAAAATATTTTTACAAGTGGAGTTCAGTACAAGATTGTTGTTAGTGTAAAAGCAACAGCAAGTTTTGATGCTTTAGTTTCAGAAACAGATGCAGCATCTTCTAAAGGAACTATTGGAACATTAAATTTAACTACTTCTTATCAAGATTTTTCCTTTTATTATACAGGAACAGGTACTTGGGATTTATTTATACATAGAAAATATGGAGAAACAGCAGGACAAAATCAACAAATTTACATTAAAGACGTATCAGTAAAAGAAGTTACAAGAGATAACGTACCTCGTATAGACTACACAGGAGGAGGTTGTCCACATATATTAGCAGAGCCTCAGAGGACTAATATTGTATTTCCTAGTGATGTAGCAGTAACTCAAACAAGAACAGTAACGGCTGTAGAATATGCATTATCATTTTATGGAACAGGCTCAATAGTTTTAAGCGGTACACATTCAGCAACATTAACAGGTACAGGTGTTAATGATAGAGTAGATTTAATATTTACCCCAACGGCAGGTTCTTTAGTTTTAACTGTATCAGGAACAGTAACTAATTTTCAGTTAGAAGTAGGTTCTTATGCAACTTCCTTAATCCCAACAGTATCAGGTACAGTAACAAGAAACCAAGACATCTTCACAAGAGATGGTATAGGTAGTTTGATTAATAGTACAGAGGGGGTTTTGTTTTTAGAGATGGCTGCATTGAGTGATGATTTAACTTATAGAGAGATTTCTTTATCCGATGGAACAAATACTAATAGAGTAGAAATAAGATACGGAACAAGTTCTAACAGCATACAAGCGATAATTAGAAATAGTGGTGGTAATGTTGTTCTAAACCATAATACAGCAACTATTGTTAATTTTAATAAAATTGCTTTTAAATATAAGTCAGAAGATTTTGCTTTATGGATAAATGGTGTTGAAGTTGCAACTAATATAACGTCATTTATAACTTCAGGCTTAAATAGATTTGCTTTTGACCAAGGAACAATAGCAAATGAGTTTTTCGGCAAAGTAAAACAACTACAAGTATTTAAAACAGCATTAACAGATACTCAACTAGCAGCTTTAACTTCATAATATGAATATATATAAATTACAATACGACACAAAAGCACAAGGAGATGCTGACTTACTTGCTAAAGGTACTTACGAAGTTATAGAAGGAGAACAAGTGTACAGAAATGGAACACAGGCTATCGTGTATCTTGGTAAGATAGTAGAAGTACCTGCAACTTATGATAAAGATGGTAAAGAATTAACTCCTCCTATTTATTATAGTGGAGTATTTTACGACCTAATGACTACAGAAGAATATGACTTTGGAATACACGAGTTATTTCCTGTAGATTGTGTACATTCGTTCCTAGGTTATGAAAAGAACGCAGAAGGTACAGATGTAGACCCTGATGAATTAATAATAGAATAAAATGGATAAAATACTTAGTATAAATTTAGAAACATCAACAGCTCCAATAGTACAAGAAGTAAGAGGAAGGGACTATATAGAGTACGGAACAGAAGATTGGAGAAACCTTTACCCTCAGTTCTTAATTGACTTATATTATAATTCTAGTACACACGCTGCAATCATAAACGCTACAGCTGAAATGATAGCAGGAGAAGACTTAGTATGTGAAGAAGATGATACTAATTTAGAAAGTTACGTAAAGCTGAAGAAGTTTTTAAGACACGCTAATTCTAATGAAAGTTTACACCAAGTAATAAAGAAAGTAGCTTTTGATTTTAAACTTCAAGGAGCATACGCTTTGCATATTGTGTGGAATAGAGAAAGAACAGAAATAGCAGAGGTGTATCACGTGCCTGTAGAACGTGTAAGAGCAGGAAGACCAAATGCAATGGGTAAGGTTGATACTTACTTTATAAGTGCTGATTGGGGAAACACTAGGACAAATAAACCATACCCTGTACCTGCTTTTAATGTGAACGATAGAACTTCAGGAAGTCAGTTGCTTTATACAGGGGCATACAGTCCTAATATGGATTGTTATCATACACCTGATTATTTAGCAGCAAATAATTGGTGCTTAGTAGACCAAAAGGTTGCAGAGTTTCATTTAAACAATATAGAAAATGGATTTAGTGGGAGCTATTTTGTTTCTTTTGCTAATGGTATTCCTACGCAAGAAGAAAGAAGACAGATAGAACAAAGTTTAGTAGAGAAATTTACAGGAGCTTCAAACTCAGGGAAGTTTATTTTAACGTTCTCAGATGATAAGACTAGAACACCTGAAATAACTCCTATAAGCGTTTCTGACGCAGATAAGCAATACTTAGCACTACAAGAGCTATTAGTTCAAAACATACTCACAGGACACCGTGTAACGTCTCCTATGCTTATGGGTATTAAATCTGATACAGGTCTTGGTTCTAATGTAGATGAACTTAACGCAGCCGGAAATTTCTATCTTAATACAGTTGTTAAGCCGTTCCAACTCCATATCTTAAATACTTTACAGACTATATTCTCAGTAAACAATATGGACTTACCTGTTCAGTTTGTACAATTAAAACCTATAACAGTAGAATTTACTTCAGAAGACTTAAAAGGAGTAATGACTGAAGACGAGATAAGAGAAGAAGTTGGATTAAAACCTTTAGCAGATGTAGAAGTAAGAGAAGACTTTGCAAGTGAAAAGACAGAGCTTGATAAATTTATTGAAGAATTTGGAGAGGATATTCCTGAAGAATGGGAATTAATAGAAGAAGAAGTTGTAGATGGAGAACACCAAGACTTTAACTATGAAGAAGTATTAAACGAGTTAATGACTGAGAAGTTAGAACTAGCTTCAACAGGTAGAGCTATTCCAAGCCGTAAGTCAGAGCAAGATGGTATCTCTAAAAAGTCTTATGATTACTTTAGAGTTAGATATGTTTACGCTAATGACAATTTCTTAGAAAACAAATCAGGAACTAAAAGAGATTTCTGCAAGAAAATGACAGCAGCTAAAAAGCTTTACAGAAAGGAAGATATAATTAATATGGGTAAAAAACCTGTAAATGCAGGGTTTGGTATTGATGGAGCACCAACTTACTCAATTTGGCTCTACAAAGGAGGACCTCAATGTCATCACTTTTGGAGTAGAAGAATTTACAAGACAGTTATAGGTGAAAGTAAGACAACTAAAATAGAAGACGCTGATATGATTGGCTACACTAAAGCTAAGTCAGAAGGATTTACTGCTAAGAAGAACGATAAGTTGGTAGCAACACCACCTAGAAAAATGAAAAATAACGGATATTACAACTAATTATGAGCTACGTATTATTTATATCAGAAGCAAAGCTAAAAGATAGCACAGCAATTAACTTAAATGTTGACCCTCAAATCTTGTTACCTTATGTGTTACAGGCACAGCGTATTTATATAGAGCCAAAACTAGGAACTGACTTGTACCAAAAGCTAGAAAGTTTAATTACAGCAGGAACAATAGGTAATGTAGGTAATGAAGCATACAAGACTTTAGTTGATGAGTATATAGGCGACTGTTTGCCTTCTTGGGCGTTTCATATGTGCATTCCTTATTTACGCTTTAAAACGGAAAACGGTAACATCTATTCTAAGACTTCAGAGACAGGAAATGCGTTAAGCACAGAAGAAGCTCAGCACCTTAGAGAAGAAGTAAGAAACAATGCCGAATATTTTACGGAACGAATGATTAAATACATCACTAATAATATAACTCTTTTTCCTGAATACAATACTAATAGTGGAGCAGATATTTCACCTGACCAAAATGCTTACTATAACGGTATGAACCTAGAAAGACCAATGAGACAAGGAACTAAACTTACATTGAGAAACTTTTTAAACGCTTCTGATTACTCATAATGAAAAGACACTATAAACCGAAAACTAAAAATGTTACTAAGTTAAAATCTTACTTAGATAAAAAAACAAAAAACAATGACAGAAGTAAAAGATACTCTACAAGTAGGGTTAGCTAATTTTTCAGCTATTGGGTTTACTCTAGCAAGTGCAAATGAAATACTAAGTTTTATTGCACTAATACTTTCAATAGCATATACTATATATAAATTCACTCAATTTGAAAAAAATAACTAGATGGCTCGTAATGTTGTTACAAGCTCTTTTAAGAGCGTTAAAAAGAAACGAAAGGGAATACACTCCAAAAATGCAAGTAAAGGACAGAGCGGCTTTAAAAAAGCCTACAGAGGTCAAGGTCGTTAATCTTTTAATTATAAGAGATACCTTCACAGAAAAATCAACTATTGGTAGATTGTTTATCAATGGTGAAAGTTTTTGTGATACCTTAGAAAATCCTTGGATAGACAATCAGAGAAGTATAAGCTGTATTCCTAAAGGAAATTATAAGGTAAGACTTAGATTAGCAAGGGAAAGTGCGACAAGAGATTACTTACACTTATTAGTTCAAGATGTACCTAATAGGGATTGGATATTATTCCATAGAGGAAATACAGCTAAAGACACAAGCGGCTGTATTCTAGTAGGAAATGGTCGTGAACAAGACATTGTTGAAAACTCTCGCTTAGCTATGGATTTAGTTATGCAAGAAATTATATATTTGGGCGGTGAAAATATTAATTTAATAATCAAAAATAAATAGTTATGAAAAAGTTTTTAGAAAAGTACCTTATCGGTCAGATGGTAAAGAGCAAGAAGTTTTGGTATGCAGTTAGTTCTGTAGTTGTACCTGCTTTAGTTACTTACTTAGGAGTTGATGAAACAACTGCAAAAGATTTATACTACGCAATCCTTACTTTAATTGTAGGTCAGGGAATAGCAGACGTTGCTAAAAAGTAATAGATACAGATTAAAGCCACACGAAATAGTGGCACTTGAAAAAATGCGAGAAGCCGAGACTAGAAATGTTCTAGTTATTGGCGACTTGCACGAACCATTCTGTTTAGACGGCTACTTAGATTTCTGTATAGACCAATACTACACTTATAATTGCACGGAGGTTGTATTTATAGGTGATGTAATAGACAATCACTACAGTTCTTATCACGAAGCTTCAGCAGACGGAATGGGTGGTTTAGATGAGCTTGAATTGGCTATTAAGAAAATAGGTAGATGGCGAGACGCTTTCCCTATGGCTACAGTTATAATAGGAAACCACGATAGAATTATAATGCGTAAAGCTCAGACCTCCTCAATACCTTCTAAATGGATTAAGTCTTTTAAAGAAGTATTAGAAACTCCTGATTGGAACTTTGTTGAACGATACGAAACAGACGGAGTACAGTATATACACGGAGAAGGAGGTACTGCTAGGACTAAATGTCGTGCTGATATGATGAATACCGTCCAAGGACATTTACATACGCAATGCTATACAGAACACTATGTAGGTAAGAAGTTTAGAGTTTATGGAACTCAAGTTGGTTGTGGTATCAATCACAAGTCGTATGCTATGGCTTACGCTAAATATGGTAAAAGACCTGCTGTTGGCTGTGCAGTTGTATTAAACAATGGTCAAACTCCCCTCAATCTTTTAATGCCTTTATAAGCATACCCCTTTACGCTCTAAGGCACTTTCACATCTTTTTAATGGTAATATACTAGACAACACTTAAAGTTGCTTATCTAGTAAAAACACTATTAACACTTAAATTGTTAATAACTTTGATAATAATTGTGTTAAGAACTAATTTCTTTTTATATCTTTGCTGTGTTAAAATAGTAATAATTAAAATAATCAAGAAATGAACTACAAAATTGTAAACAACAACACAGGAGCTACTTACTTCTTAAATGAAAAAGAAAAGAATAACTTTTTTATTAAAAACAAATTGCAAAATTATAACGAGATAAATCTAACTAAAGAGAGAGCTAAAAGAAGGAATAAGATGTTAGATGTAGTTGCTCACTTATGTATAATAGGTGCTTCAATCTTAGCTACTTTACTTTACATTCAAAACTACTAAGATGACTAGACTAGACGCAGAATACATAGAATACAATACATTGAACTTAATTTGTCAAGACTTCTTTTATAAGGGAGACGCCTACACAAATGAAGCCACTTGGGATTACAACCTATTCATTTTGAATAATGATGTAAAAGGGAACGAAAGGTCTATAAGGATTTATGGAACTAAGGAACAGATAGATTTAGCATCAGTTGAATACAGTAAGAAGAATGGACTTATGCTTAATGAATGTTACAACTACAAAGTTGAGCCTAAAGGTTCATATTGGAATAACATCTTGAATATAACAGATGAAGACAATCAGAAGGTAATAGATAAACTAGAACACTACAACAAGCTTTATAACCAAAAGGGTAGAAAAGCATTAATATTAAGAACAAAATAATGAAAACAGAAGCACTAAAAGAAAAGTACATTAAGTACAATCTAACCAAAGATGATGTCTTTAAACATCAACACTACATCATCTTGACAAGAAGCGGTATTGACAAGATACAAGCTTTGGAAAACATCAACATAGATTATGATGTTATTAAATGTGAAAAAGATTTTTGCGTAGTAAAAGCCAATGCAAGAAAAGAAGGGAAGGCAATCCAAACTTTTGGTTCAGCTTTAAAAGGAGCAGGATTTAAAGACGGAAACACTAACACTTGGTACACTATGGAAATGGCAGAAAAGAGAGCTATGTCAAGAGCCGTACTAAAGCTAACAGGTTTCTATGAACTTGGAGTATTTGGAGAAGATGAAGCAGAAGATTTTAAAAAGAGTAATAATTAAATAAATAAATAAAAATGGAAGTAACAGGAAAACTAGTAAAGAAACTTGAATTAGAAACAGGAACATCTAAAGCAGGTAAAGAATGGAAGAAGCAATCAATAGTAATTGATACAGGCGGGGAATTTAACAATGAAGTCTGTGTAAGTGCCTTTGGTGATAAATTACAACAAATGAACAAACTAGAAGTAGGTATGGAAGTATCAGTTCTTTGTAATGTTTATTCAAGAGAATACAACGGAAGATATTTTCATAATATAGACGGCTACTTTTTCACTAATCAAAGTAATAAATCTTCAGACAAAATACAGAATGGAGAAGAAGATATGCCTTTCTAAGATGAATACAGAAGATAACTTTAAAAACCTTTGCGACCTCACTACAAGTTTAGTGGGGTTGCCTAAAGGCTCACTAGCTTTGAAATGCAGAAAGATAAAATACCAAGTACCTAGAATGGTAGCAGCTATGATTTCAAGACTAGAAGATGAAACTCATAGGGATATAATTGCTAAAGTATTAGACAGAAACAGAACTAGCGTTAATCATTACGAAAGATGTCACTCAGGCAACTATGCTTCTTACCCTTTATATCGTAATACATTCAACAAAGTTTATAACGCTTATACGGAAATCAAGGACGCTAAATTAACTTTTGTAGACTTGTATAACTTACAGGAACACTTGAGAAAAAACGGAATACACGACAGCTTAAAACATCAAACAACTATCCGTATTGTTTCAGGTAAATTTGGAAAAGATGTTAAAGTTTCTTACAAAGACTTCTACAATCAATTAGAATTATGTAAGTTAGCCCTTCAAAATTATCAACACGAAATAGAAGTAATATGAAAGAGAAGCCTAGTTACTATGCAATAATTCCTGCTGAAGTAAGATACAGCAAAAAGCTAACACCTAACGCTAAATTACTTTATGCAGAAATTACTGCTCTTTGCAATATGAATGGCAAGTGTACAGCTTCAACAGAATACTTTTGCAGACTGTATGAAGTTAGTAGGGGAGCAGTTCAAAATTGGCTTAAAATGTTAGATGATAATGGATATATAGATAGAACTGTTATATATAGACAAGGTAGTAAAGAAATATTGCATAGGTATATTAATTTAAAAGACAAGGGTAGTATAAATATAAGTACAGATAATACTAATATAAATATAACTAATACTAATCTTACAGATAGTAATAAAAAGACTTTCTTTAAAAAACCAACTGTTGAAGAAGTTCATCAATATTGTAATGAAAGGAAAAATAAAGTATGTGCAGATGCCTTTATTGATTTTTATGAAAGCAAAGATTGGATGGTTGGAAGCAATAAGATGAAAAATTGGAAGGCTTGTGTTAGAACTTGGGAAAAACGAGAAAATAGAATTAATAACACTTTACCGCACAGACATCAGAAAGGTCAAGATTATGGTGATGGAACATTTTAAAAAGAATATGAGAACAATAGAAGATACATTTAAACAAGCTGACTTTCTTAAACCTAAAGTTTACAACAGGTATAAGCTAGGAACTAAAGAAGAATTAAAAGAAATGTTTATTAAGGCTTTTAAGTATTATGACAGAACTATTGATAAGTATGAACATCTTTCTGCTTATGATGAAGTTATTGATTGGATGGTAGACACAAGAGATAGAGGTCTTATGCTTATGGGAGAATGTGGTTTAGGTAAATCAACAATATTAAACTTTGTTATTCCTGCTATATTCAGAACCAAAACAAATAAAGTACTTAGAAGCATACCTGCTAAAGAATTAGCAGCAGTAGAAAGAAATGTTGCACCATTTATTATAATTGATGACTTAGGAACTGAGAGTATCAAAAATGATTATGGTACAAAGATAGACGCTGTTGCTGACGCTATTTCTTATGCTGAAGATAGTTCTAAGACTTTACTAATAACAACTAACCTATCACCAAATTCACTGAAAGAAAGATATGATGAACGAACTTTAGATAGATTAAGAAAGTGTAAGGTAGTAATAATTAAGGGTAAAAGCTTTAGAAAATGATAGGTTGGGTATTAATAACAGCCATTGTAATGTGGCTAATAAGAAAATTAAAATGAAGATATTAAATTTATATGCTTGTCTAGGTGGTAACCGATACAAGTGGAATGAAGTAAAAGAAGATATAGAGGTTACAGCAGTAGAGCTTGACCCTGAATGTGCTAGGCTTTATCAAGAAAGATTTCCTAATGATACTGTAATTATAGCTGACGCACACGAATATTTATTAAATCATTTTAAAGAATATGATTTTATTTGGAGTTCTCCACCCTGCCCTAGTCATAGCAGAATAAATATAAGT